CATTTTATATTTTTTTTATTCGTTATCTAAATCTTTTTCTTCTAACTCTTTTTCTTCTTCAATTAGTTCCTTATCATTTTCAAGTTGTTTATCTGCTGCAGCCGAGTCTAATTTATGTTTCCATAAAGCATCTTGTTCGGTAGGCAATTTATCATACCCCTCTTTTTCTTCATATCCTAGTATCGCTCTTAGTTCGTTTATTTCTAAAACACTTTGAATGCTTATGTCAGAAACAAAAGATACAGGGGGTTGATATTTAACTGCTAGTCCTGTAATATCATATCCGCTATCATTAAGAACTTGCATAATAGGATTGAATAATAATTGAGAAGTTCCGTTTATAACAGTAGCCATAACCATCTCGTATGCAATACGAATTTCACTTCCTGTACTATTCATTTTTCCTGCTGATACTAAACCTGATAAACTTGGCTGCCATCTATGAGCAGTAATGATATTTTGATTAGTTATATTTTGTAAGTTTAAAAAATTACCATCTGAGTTGTCAGTTATATTTGTTACTGTTGCAGGAGTAGTATCTCCGTTTTTTACTAAAAATAATATCTTTCCGTTATTCCCCTCTCCTGTAAATTTATTTCTAGCTTCTTCAACTAATTGCTCTGCTTCTTCATCAGACATATCTCCGTTTATCTCAACAATGCAGCTAGGTTGAAAATGATTTTTAAACTTAGTGTTATTCCATCTGCCAATTTCATAATTAACGGATATATCTTCTAACGCTGCAATATAATCAGGCAATCCGTAATATTCAAATTCGGCTTCATAATCTTTAATATGAATTACGCTTCTTTGATTCTTGCCGTCTTTTACAAAATTAGGATAGAAAGGAATTAAAACTGCTTCATCTTCTCGTTGAATATACTCAGACCAATCAGGGTGTAGTATAATATTTTCCTCATCAATAGATATTCTTATCTTTGTAGAATCAAGATGATATATATTTACTCCTCCCTCAAAAGAAACTATTTCATAATAAGCATTTCCAAAAGTATAATAATCATCTATTACTCTTTTCCATACGCTTTGAAAACTATCTCCATCAGCATTAACAGAGTTTAGATACGCTAATGTATCTTCATTGTCGCAAATAAACCCTGTTCCTGTTGTATAGACTACTTTCTGACTTAGTATTGCTCTATGTGTTGCTGATTTTCTTTTTAACTCTGCTAAATGACTAGGAAAGTCGTTTTGATTTTTTTCTCCAAAAGGAATATAATCGTATTGAAGTTTACTTAAATCTTTTTCTTCATATACTTCCCTTTGAGTAGCAACATTAACAATATCAAATGCAAATGCCTTATTTACAAAGTTACTTTTATTTTTCTTTTTTGCCACTAGACTCATCTTTAACGATTGCAGGGTGATTTTCTAAGTAAAACGCTCTCATAGTTTGCTGCGTTAAATCACTAACTTTGATTTTCATATCTCTTAATCTTAAAATTGAATGTTGTTTAACTCCTGCTGCTAATTTGTATTTTGTTTTTGCCATTGTATTAATATTATTTGTTAATTCTGTTAATCTTTTTCGCTTTAATGTTTTTTCTTCTTTATTACAGTTACAACCCATTTCGCAATATTACTAAAATTAAATTAAAAAAGGGTTAGGCTGAGCATTGAACTTTACCTAACCCTTTCTCAAAGTAAAAATATTATACCTCCTATGTTAGAGTAAACTGATTATTTGCAGCAGTTTCTACCGCAATTGTACCTGTATAATCTCTAGGATATTCTGCCATAAAACCTTTTAACTTAACCATAGTTTCGTTAGGGTCTTGTAGTCCTGTTCCTGTGCTTTGCTCTCCACTTGAAAATTCTAAGAAAGCTGACGGAGAAAATACCTCATCATAACCTACAACAAATTTGTAAGTTACAGGAGTAGCTGCTCCATTATCTGCAAATGTTTCAACGATTGCAAACAATCCACAAGTTTCTTTTAACTCCTCTAGTCTAGCATTTACAGTTGGTGTAATCTTTGGTATGCTGAAACCTAATTCGCATTCCACGATAGTAGACCCATTCTCTCTACTTGCATTCGCAGTATAGTAAGCAGTTTCTCTATCAAATTCAAACTTCCAAACATTCTTATTATCCGGAGCAGTTCCTGTTGTCCCTGCAAAACCATCAATAGATGTATAAGTATGTGGTGTTCCTGTTGTTGTTGTTATTACATTTGCAACTTCTCCAAGCCAAATGTTTTTGATACCACCTCTACGATTTCTGTCCTCGCATAAGATAATATGTCCTTTTGTTAATACTCCCATTTCTTTTTATTTTTTTAAGGTTATTACTATGCGTTAGAATCAGCAGTTACAGTTAATTCCGTGTTCTTGAAATTAGTTCCGATAACATACTCAAATCTAAATCTATTTACTTTTAAATCTTTGTTATACCACATATCCGCACCACTTACTGAATCGTAATCAGTAGCAATAACAATGTTATTTTTTTGCGTTAATACTGCAATATGTCCGTCAAACTTGTTAGCTGCTGTATGTAAAGATGGAGCAGTTAAAGGAGTAGCTACATTAGAATCTGCTGCAATAACTGAATCCCAAAGTCCCATTTCCATAATTGGAATACCTTGGTAAGATAAATTAGTTGTTCCATCTAACATTGAGATGTAAGCTAATTCTTGCCCTCCTGCTGCCAATGTAGCACGGTAGTTATCACACATTGAACGAGTTGCAAAAAATACTAGTCCTGCTCTATCTTCAATTCCCTCTGATGGCATTGCATCAATCATTGATTGGAATTCTGCTTTAGCCACATTTGCACCAAGTGCACCTGACGCTATCTCTAATTTCTGAGCTGCAGGTAAACCACTTAATTTTTGGAATATTCCATCATAAGCATTGTAATCTACATAAGCCGCTGCTGCATTACTATCATCTCCAAACCATAATTGTCTTTCTAAATCTCTTTTGATTCCTCTTAACATTATGTCAGAAACAATCCCTTGTAATTTAGTTCCTGAGATATCATCTTTATTGTTTCCTGTTCTTAATAACTCTGCTTTTACTGAGTTAAAAAGTGCGCCACCTGCCTGCTCAACTTCTGCTTCCATTCTTGCTACTGAGATACTTCTTTGGTCGTAAGTAACCCCTGTTGCACCTGTGAATCCTGTTGCTTCTGCTTTAGTAATCTTTTGTAGAGTACCAAATCTGTCTAATTTTTGACTAGACTTTACCCCTGTCATAATTTCAAAGTAGTCCATTGCAGAATTTCCAACGAATAAAGGTTGCATGAAATACTTTTGAACATCTTCTTTTGAATACGATAGCGAGTGTGTAATTAAATTTGCCATTTTGTTTTTTTGTTATTTATTAATTAATTATTATTTGTATAAATTTGCCATTTCTCCCCAACCTCCATCATTAGTTTTACCTTTTTTGAGTATACTTGGGTCTTTAGCATTTGAAACTTTACTGCCTTTTGCAGAATTTTTATTGATTTCTTTATCTTTAGTAGATAGTTTAGCTTTTAACATTACAACCTCATCTTCTAATGAAGCTACTATACCTAATGTATCTTCTAGCTCATCATTGATATCTGCTGCTAACATAATTTGTTCAGTTAAATCTACAATAGTATTTTTTACTGCATCATTATCAAGAATACGAACTCCTTTGATTGTTGATTTCTCTACTCCTGTAATTTTATCTTTTAAGCTCATTAACATATCGCCTATTTCGTTAAATAAAGAGTTATTCGGCTTGTTAGAGTAAGTATTTTTAGCCCACTTAGGAACATTATTAAATACTGTAATATCGTTTACCGCTGATATTTTAATTGCTTCTCCTACATTATTTACAAAACCTAATTCTTGTGCCTCAACTGCAGTTAGCCAAGTTTCTGAGTCCATCATCTGCTCAATTTGTTCTGTATCTATTCCTGTTTTAGCTGAGTAAATACCTACCATTTGGTCTTTGATTTTATCTAACAATTCTGCTTTTTTAGTTAAGTCTTTGGACTCTCCTTGGATACCAACATTAGGGTTGTGTATCATTATTAAAGAATTATCACTTGCTGAAATATTATCTCCTGCTAACATAATAACAGAAGCCATACTTGCTGCAAGACCTTCAATTTCAACGGTTACTGTTCCTTGGTGCTTCTTTAATGAATTGTAAATTGCAATTCCCTCAAATACATCTCCTCCTGCTGAGTTTATTCTTAAATTAATAGGAGCGTTTGCTTCTACTTTAGCAATTTCATTAACAATTTGTTTTGCAGTTACTCCTCCTGCTCCAATTACATCATAAACAAATATATCTGTTGAACTAGCTTCTTCTATTTCTTCCGTTTCTTCTTCTTCTTCTTCTTCTTGTGATTCGTCCCAAGCTATTGAGCAAACATCTTCCTCATTTCCATCTTCCATACAACGAGTCATAAAATCTTCCTTTTCCTCATCTTCTTCCGGTGTAGTAACCGCTGCTTCTACTTCTACATCTGCTTCTTCCTCTGCAGTTTCTTCTGTTGGGTTTGCTTCATTAAATGATAGAGTACAATATTCTTCTCTTTCTCCCTCATCTTCATATACTTCCGTAGTATAAGCATCAGACATACATCTGCTCATAAAATCTACTTTACTTTCTTCTTCGTTTGGTGTTATAGGCATAATTT